GTTCAGTGTGCATAACTTCCCTCTCAGCTATTACATACTTGTTTGTAGCTCGCAAGTCGATAATAGTATCGCGGGAACTCTCTTGCATGAGTACTGAGCTAGCCCTAAACTCTGCAAACATGTTTGTTTCTGCTTTGCGTTTTCCGTACTTACTTGCCCCAATTACAGCAGCTATAACCGTGGCAAAAGCGGTTATAAAGGCTACAAGAATATAAGTTGTTGAGATAGTTATCATTTAGTACAATTTAATGTGTTTACTTGCTTATAATTGCTATTTCAGCATCAGTCAAAATTCTATTATAAAGTAAAGCTTGATCATAATATCCTGATACTTTTTGAATCCCTGCTGTAGAACCAGCACCTATTGATATTCCTGAATCATGACTAGAAATTGTGATATAATCCTCGAGTATTAAGATTCCATCAATATATATTTTAGCTCTACCATCTGAAGAATCTCGAGTTAAAGTTATATTTTGCCATGTATTTGGAATTAATGTACTTGTTGAAACTACAGTACGTGCTCCTCCCCAATCATAATATCCAATTAAACCGTTTATTAAAAAAATTCCCCAGGCAAGTTGTTTTACAAATAATCCATTGTATCCTGACATTGATATATCGGGTAAGTTCACCCAGATACTGATTGTAAATTTACTAACTTTTATTTCTTCAGGGTTTCCCGAAAAACACATAGACTGAGAACTAGTTCCAGTTAAATTGACAGCTCCGTTTTTTTTCCCAATTATCCAAAAATTCGATGATGTTCCTTGCAAAGTCATATCATTTCCTGTTGGACTTGAATCATGAGCTATACTTCCTAATGCTTCATCAAATTTCCACCAACCAACTAGCCCGTTCGTTGGTGGTAATATTGAGCCAGTATTAAAAATAAAAGGATTATATATATACATTTTTTTTGGACTTTTTTGTAATAAAGAAAATTTCATAATTATTATGCTGATAAATCATTAAATGGAATATCCAATGGGGTAATCCCATCTTCCTGCCATCCTGAATTTATATCAAATATCTGCTTTTCTGAATCCGGTGTGCTATTGAAAGTGGCAATATCAATCAACCTACGAGCGTTTGTGTCATTATCAATAGTTCTGCTTTGTACTTCCATTGTACGGTCATAAATAGCCTGCTCTGTCGCTGTCAATGCTACTGTTCCATACTTTGCCATAATTGGAGCATTTACCATGCTCAATTTTGAGAAATCAGATTCAATTGAAACTTTTGTATTTGCTTCAATTTCCCTCTGTTTGATTGATGCAATTAGTTCCGGCAATGATTTAAATACATAATGCGTTGATGTTTGAAACTCGTTTACGTTTACATAAATAGCGTTCTTTTGATTTGTTGGTACTGCATTAACTACAGCATCGTAAACTCTCATATCAGGAACTGAATCAGAAATTACATTAGTCATGATTAAAAGTTCCTCATTTGGATTTGGTAATGCTTGATTGAAATTCGGGTCAATGGATGGAAAATCGAAATTTGATGCTTTGATTTGAAAATCAGCATCGGTTAAACTACCATAATTACGCTCGGTAGTTTTCCACAAAATTAAAATTGCTTTCATGTAAGTTCTTGTATTTTATTCATTAATATTGATGTAACTAAATTTTTTCCGGATTCTGATAATCCAACCTGATTGACGAAAATAGTTCTAATATCACCCACGTTAAATGTAGTTGTAGTAGATGAAAGAATTTGTGTTCCGGCTATTACCAAAGTTCCGGCTGAAATTTTAGGAAGTGTTGAGAATATTGAAACACCGTTTTTCTTAATATCGAAAACAATGTCAAGACTTGCAGGCGCTGTCGTTACTTCAGCGTAAATGCTTTCTGATGTAATTGTGTGCTGTTCTCTTACCGTTTCGCTTACTATCATCCCAGTTTTAATATCCTGATCTAATCCGGAAAGCACATATTCGGCTAGTTCGGTTGAACTTCCATTAGAACCAGGTGTACCATTTGTTACAGTGAATGTGTCTGTAGTATCATCCGTATAAGTGATTGTATAAGTATCTACTAGTCCAATAGTTGAAGTTTTTGCAATAGAAGTTATACTTTTTCCTGAACTTAAATCTCTTAGTTTCGCAAAGTCTTCTTTGGACATAAGTCCATTTTGCAACGCAGTTGCTAAGCCTTGTATTCCTCCTAAACTGTCCCAATTCGCCGAATCATAAGGATGTGATTCGGCCACTGTATTGCCTGCATAGACATAATTCATTCCTGTATCAAGCAAATTATAAACATCTCCATTTTCCGGAGATGTTGGTAATGCTCCGAAATTCGCAACATTACCTTTGCTTCTGTAAACAGCTGCTATCTTGTCGGACAGTTCTGTTTTAGTTGCATAAGTTGTCTTTACGTAATCAGAAGAAAATACAGTGCTTGCTGATGAATTTTCCTCACCGGATACAATATCATCATCTTTCACCAATACATTTTGAAGAATTTTTTCTTCTAAGTCCTGATGTTTTCCGGCATCTATCTTATTCTCAGAATTGGGATAAATGATTGATTTTAGATAACTTATTAATTGACCTCTGTTCATACTCGTGATATTGTCCAAGTCCCCTCAACAGAGAGATCGGATATTTTTAAAAATGGAGTCCAACTTTTGCGACTGAATAAAGTCCCATCGGCGCAAATAGTTCCAAATTCCGAAATGGTCAAACCGTTAGCATCTCCTGACCCTAATTGAAATGTAATAACTAGTGATGATGAACTAGCTGTTATATTAGCAATTGTCAAATCTACAGCATCAGTTATTTCTGTATCTCCTGAATCTGGAGCAGTTCCGTTACTGCCACATTGAACCTTAGTTATATTCTTTCCTGTAATGCCTGACAATGCAGAAAACAAAGCATTGTATCCGCTATCAACAATCAGGTTCTTTTCCTTCTTAGTCTCGATTAATTTTCCATTCAGAAAAAACCTCAACTCTAAAACTCCTATTAATTTTAGTTTTTCCATTTTAATAGAGTTTTATGATTTTGTTTACACAAATAGAAGGGGGCATATTATTGTGCGGCGCTCCTAGTCCTGAATAGTCAGTTACAGACCCAGATATTGCATTTACTCCGTTGTATTCTCCCGGGGACGTAACTACTAAATTCCCGGGGTCTCCATTATCAGAGTTAGAACCACCAAGTGAAATACCTGAATGTTTGTGTTGTCCATTCTCATTTGCACTTAATGCATGCGCTCTTTCACCCAATATGTTTCCTAAAGCATACCCGGTAGTCGCACCGCATTGAATTTCCGTGTAACCTTCTGGAACGTTTGGAATCTGGAAAGTTCCCGCTCCGACGTTAACTCCGTATGGTGATTGATAACCACCAAGATTCAGAAATAAATCATTGTAATCTGTAATTGATAGGCTTCTGCCATCTCTCAAACTCCACCCCGCTGGGATTGTAGTTGATGGTCCATGCCAATCCATTGTTGCACCTGCCGGCATATAAGTTGCGCCTAAAACAGTATTAAGTGTTTCGCGCGTTTTTTGTCCTGTTATTTCTCTATTTCCGTTAGTTGTGAAAATAGTGTTTATGAGTGTTTGAAGTACTGTTAGTGTGTTCATGTTAATGTGTCGTTTTCTATTGAAAAGTCGTTATTAAAGTCGTTATTAAAGTCTCCACCTGATAGAACTAAGTCATCGGTAAGCGATAAGCTATCTTCTAATTCTATTCCGAAATATACCTCGGTTAATATACTCCGGGCATTTTTGTAATAACTGATAAATGATTTTAGCATAGTAAGAGAATTTGCACCAATTACACCTAAATCATTAGGTGTAAGTTCTACCCGAAAGGCACACCATACATTTTCCCCTCCGGGATAAATGGGAACATTCTCTTGTGTACTTTTTGGCGTAAATCCAATTAATGAACAGGCTTTTTTTATCCCCCAAATAGTGCCTATATTTCTGTGCAGTCTTATTGCATTCTTAATAAGCTCTCTTTGCTGTTCTACGGTCGTGCATTGGTCAAATCCTCTGAATCCATCTACATCGAATTGCTTAGCTAACCAGGGTAAAGCGGAAGATTGAACAACATCAACCAGATAAACCATCATAGGTGCTAAGTCTATGTTGTCAAACTGGTTTGATATGATTTCATCAAATATTCCAAGTCGACTATCAGCTACAGCCGAAGCCATTAATTTTCTACCCATTGTTAGACCCTGTTATTGTAATTGTTATTCCCCCTGCTTCAAGTTTTGCAACCTGCCAAGGACTTACCACTAAGTTTCTACCGGTTAAACTTCCGATCGTTGGAATTATCGTTGCAGTTACATCGTATACATTTGATATTCTGCAAATAGATTCTATGTAAGTAGCTACAATATCAAGTCCTAAAGCCTGTTTTTTTGCTGTTGCAAAATCATTTAATATCGTATACAGTGAACTTGTAAGGTCTGACCCTAAAGCATTAGGACTCTTTATTACATTA